GCCTTGGGGGAGTCCGAGTAGAACTGACGACGGGGCGTCGTGTCACTAAACACCTCCCGCAAATGGTCCACGAAGTCTGGGACGGGGACGGCCACTTCCCGGAGACCGCCCTCCGGAGGATCTAGCTCATAGCCTGGAGGCGCCGTTGGATTCGCCATTACATGGGCTCCCAAGCATCAGTGTCCTCGTTGAAGAACATTTTATGGCCGTCGGCACTCGTAGCCGTCTGTCTTGGTGGTCTGGCATGAGAACCCCCACTAGGGGCCCCACCATTGAACCCGGCGATACCGTCGACGGGCGACCTGATTTCTGCGGCGGGCAATGGGAGACCCTCTTTGGCCTTCTTCATCACCTCTTCGAGACTGGTGTTCCCATCAGAGTTTCGGATGATGTCATAGCCCTTCATTCGAATTCGGTTATAGCGTTCGAGAACGACGGGGTCCTGCTTGTACTCACCGTCCTCATTTTTAGAGTAGGGGGCCTTCGTCAAGTCTTTGAGGGCTGACATCTGCATACGTTGGCGGGTTAGTGTGTCATCTTTGCCCGCGAGGCCGCCGTTCGCTCTGCCCTCAGAAAGTTTCAGCCGAGCCTGTCGGATCTTTAAATCCTCCGCAGCGGCATCGTTGTCGAGCATTTTGTCGTCGTACCGGAGAAGATTCGCATTCCCCTCTGCTCTTGTCTTGCCTGATGCAATAGCTGTTACCCGGCCCCTTAGCCGCTCGAATTTCTTGGGATCTTGCTCCTGCGCGATAGCCAGCTTTTCGATGACGTTGACGCCCTTTGCGAATTCGTCTGGGCTGAACCAGCGGGGGGTTCCGCCCTCTCCCAGTGGAGTACGGCCACTCGTCAAAGGTGCTGCGTACTTCGAGTCTTGAAGCTCCCGTTGGGCTTGTGATTTTTCTTCAGGTGAGGCACTCGAAGCGATGATTTCGTCGAGGTGTTTTTTGTATTCTGGCGTCGGACCGCGGGTAACCTCAAGGTTCATCGATAGTTTGTTTTCCCCCGGATGCCGAACTAATCCCGTTGGGGTAACCTCTTTAATGACGTACTTGCCGTTATCGATTACTTGCCCGACCGGGCGTCTAATGAGGGGGCCCCATGCAGAATTGAGCGCATCTCTTCCTTCTGAGGTGCCCCATAGTGCATCCGCTTCTGGAAGTCGGCCCTGCTTCGCCAGATCTCTCGAGGAAGCCACGAGATTGTTTATTTTTGCCAGCGCCTCTGGGGCGTTTTGCGTGGCTAGACCCAGTGTGGGGGCCCATTTTGAAACCAGTTCAGGGGCCGCTTTACCTTCGAGAACACTATTCAGTTCGTCTTGTTGGCCTTGGGCTTCTTTCCTCCACTGCTCATGCTGCGATTGGATGTCGACTTCCTGAGCGGTTTGATCCCCCCGAAGGTTCGTGTTCTCTAAGGTAGCTTGTCTTTGGGGGCCAGCTTCAACGTACCGCTGCTGATTAAGACCTAGATTACCTTCCTGGACGTTGAGCCCCCGGTTCGCGTTATCCTGTAAACCCGCGTGGTAGTTCTTCAACTCCTCAAACTTAACCGCGTCGATCGTCGCCTTACGCCGTTCTGCCATGGCTTTACCCGCAAGCTCATTACGGGCGGCCTCCGCCGCTAAACGAGTCCGGCGCTCATCCTCTGTGCCTTCGACCATTTCACGACCGAATCGAAAACCTTCGTGGAATCCTTGGATCCCGCCGAGCATTGCCTGTCCATTCATCAGAACCCCCAACTATCGACGTCGTGTTTGACCGCATGTAGAAAATCAAATTTTTCCGGTACGAAAGGGCCCGGATCTTTGTACTGCACTTTGGGGTCCGCATATTTCCCAACGCGGAGGCCCGCATTCAAATGTTCTTTCTGGTCGTTGGCGTAATACTCACGCGCGTTTTCATCCTGCCCAGCTTCGTGGGCATCCTTCTTAGTGTTGTAATAGCCCTTGGCTGCGCCACCAATGGTTCCCACCATGCTGCCAATCGCTTCCGCCCGGGCTTTTTTTTGGGCGGTTTCAGCCTCCCACATATTTTGCTGTCTTTGCCGCTCGGCCCTCGCGAGCTCTTGGAGATTCTCAAGCCCGATTAGAGAAAGGTCTTGCCCGTACTTTGCGACGTTCATACTCCGAGTCCTCCAAAGCGCATGTCCTGCTCGGCGTTGGTCAAGCCAATTCGAGTTTGATTCAAGAGGCCCACTTTTGTAGATGCAGTGCCGAGTGCCGCTTGGTCAGCCATTGACATGGCTTGGTCTGCGTTGGGGGTCACGCCGTAACGGCCTTGCATACGAGCCTGAATGCCGGCTGCCTGGGATGGGGCAGATAAAACCTGATTGACTTGGTCCATCCCCTTGAGCATGAGACCGCCCCCGGCCAGGTTAGACATCTGCATACCATATTTCTGGATGTCTGGAAGCGCCTGTTGGTACTTCTGCTTTCCGATCTGGTAATTGGCATAGCTCATCGGAGTCATGCCGTTGGCAATAGCCGCTACTTCTGCTTGCGACGCATTTGGATTTGCAGCCAAATAGGCTTTTGCCCGATCAGACGGACTTTGTGCTGCTCCTGCGGGTGATGTTCCCATAATTACCTCCAGCCTCCACCGGGTACAGATCCGGCCAAATTGTATTGGCTGGCTACATTGTTCAGGCTTCCCTGAAACGCACTATTCGCGGTTTCCCCGCCTACACTAGAAAGGCCGCTTGCGGCTCCTCCCAATCCTGACAAACCCATTCCAACGCTCATTAGCGAACCGCCAACTTGTCCCATTGCTGCATTTGCGGCGGCCTTGTTCTGGATCTGGGCATTGATTCTTTGAGCTTGTGCATCAGCGGCTTGTTGGCCGCCAGAAGTCATAGCCCCAAGTCCCGCTCTCAAATCTGTAGTTCTGCGATTGAGAAACTGTTCCGTTCTGCCAAGGTACTTGTTGAGGCCATTTACCCGTCCTTGAACGTTGCTGTCCATCGTGGCGTTATTGACATTGTTGGCCCCCAATCCCATTTGGTCGAACCAACGCCCGGACCCTGGGCCGCCCGAGGCGGCAGCAATTGGGACCATTGAATTGCCAAAACCAGAAGCGGCATTACGCCACATTTGATCGACCCCCATGCTCCCGGATTCATCGAGGGCATTCTGCGAGTTGAGATAGCCGAGGTCATCCCTAGAAACAGAATCAAGAGGTTTTTGTATTTGCTGGCCTAATTCATTGACCTGCTTTGCTGCTCTGGCAGCGGCCAGCTCTTCCGGGGTGGGAGCCCATTTTCCTGGTGTGCCACCAAAAGCACCCGTTGCACTTGCTATAGATACCCCGGTTCCTACTGCACTAACTCCAACACCTACCGCAGCTATTGCGGCGGCGGAAAGTCCAAAAGTCATAATTCCTCCGGTGCCGGTAAAGCGGCTACAAACATGTCGTATTCTTCAAACGTTTCACAGCACATGACTTTTTCCATTTCGTCGTTGTCAGCATCGGTGGTGCCGAGGTCCGGATGGGCTGTCAGCCATATAACGTCAGTCAATGAAACCAAAGCCCGTTGAGTTCCAGGTTTAGTCACGAAAACATCTGGGGCTCTAACCGTTGTCTTGTTTCCATCTTGGTCTACGACCAGGGCTTCTCCCTGAAGGATCACTGTGAGGTGTTCGATTTTATGGACGTAAGTAACCACGCACGAACCGGCTGGGGCTTCAGCCCATCTTCCATAAACCCCTTTTGCGCGGTAGTGCTTAACTGGCGGGGTAAACGAATGTTCAGAGTTCGCTAAGGTCACCGCTAGATCTGATAAAGCGCCTTTTAGTGGTGCCGAGATTTCGGTGGTCACCCCAATTCCCTCTCGTAGACTGTAGCCACCGCTTTCCAGCCAGGGATACGATCAAATCCGGGGCGGCAGGACCACATCGTCATCTTGTCGAACCCATGGTCGTCCGCAAGATCATCAACTGCACTTTGAAACCGCTCAATATTCTTCTCGCCCTCGGCATAGGCGATCCAGATAAACATCTCCCCCTTCCCGTTGTAGGTATTTTGCTCAGGCTTCACGACGAGGAAACCAGTCTCCCCGATATATACGAATGCCCGACCCGCAACGCACGCCGAATAAACATCTTCAGGGCGCCAGGCCGCGCCAGTTTTCACCCTGGTGGCCTCAACGCCCGCCCGGATCTCTTCCCAGCAATCTCGGACATCGACCAACTCGAGGTTGTCAGTCACCGTGCTTGCCTCGATAATTCGATTTGAATCTGGGTCATCGTCTTCTGGATTTGGTCGTATTGGGCATCATGCTTGTCGAGGTGCTCCTCGAATCCTGACTCAAGTTTTGTCATGCGGTACTCGAGATTTTGGACGGAAGACCAAGTAATGATAGCGACCCCCGCCAGGGTAAAAACCAGCTTAATCCAGTCAGTCATGCTCTTTCCTCTCAACCTCGTAACAGCGAACTCCAGAAGTGAAACCTGACGAGGGATGTATGCCATACCCAACTTCCTCAAAAATTAGTGAACCCGTCATAGCGCACTCACACCCAGTTACTGTAAGAGCTGCCGCGCACGCGAGTACCCACGCAAAAGGACGTCCCCGCCCCCGTTGATTTTGTTGATCTTGTCCCCCTTGATGTCCAGCTCGACATCCTCTGGAATTGGGGGCATCACCAGCCTGGGGCACTCTTTCGCCGGGGCTTCTGGGAGTTTCAGTCCGGGTGCGACCGGCGCAGAAATGCAGCCATTCAACAGGGCGAATAAAAAAAAGACGGCGATCCAGAAAAAAATGCCGATAAGAAGCACTTGCTTAACTGGGTCACGTTCGGGTTCAGGAAACATAAAGTTTGCGCTCCGCGTTACGCCGTCTAATTAGCCCTGTTACCTTCTTTAATCTGCCAGCATTGACCCACATCATGAACGCCGCAGCGGCGGCTAGGGTCTTGCCACTTTTGTGATATTTGATAACTGAAGACTTCTGGAAATTACCCACGCCGACGTTATAGGCCAGGGAAACCATGGCACTGAATTGTCCGGGGGTGGTGGGGGCGTCGCCGATTAAATTGGAGATAAACTTCTCCGTGAAAAGGAGGTGCTCCTTCAGCTTTTCTTCTGCTTCTCGAGGGAAAATAGAGAGGCCCCGGTAAACCCAAGGGCCCGTCGTGCCGTAGCCGATGGTCCAGATACCCCGTACGTCCTGGTACGCGGTAAGGCGGAGGCCCTCGAAGGACTTAATTAAGTCCACCCCCGCCTGATTGGTGTACATCACTTCCGGCCTTCCGCGAGAACGTCTTTCAGTTCTTCTGTGGTATCCAGAATCTCGTCGGCCTCTTCCATGTTCAGGCCCGAACCTTTAGTTGCCCACCCAATGACCATAATCGACACATAAGAAAGCGCCAGGAGAATGTTCCTCCAGGGACCATCGGGCATCGAAGTCAAAAGACCGTTCAGGGGGATCAGGACGGCCCAGGCGTTGAACCCGGCATTGGTTGTCAGAGCCTTCACGGTGCGGCCTTACTCGTTGCAAGGATGTGGGCAAACTGAATCGCGTTGTCGAATGCTGTTTTGCTGAGAAGGACTCCTTCAGATTTGAGCTGCGCGAGGGCGCCAGCTTTCTTCGCTTCCCCAGCGATTTCCTTGTCGGCCCAGTCGTGATACGCGGTCTGTACTTTTTCGAGAATCCCCGAACCTAGAATGATAGAAGCGAGTGCGTGGATAAGACCTGAAATGACGACAGCGTTCATAAAATCCCCCTTATGTATGGTGACATGTTAACAGATTGAGGTTGTCAAGCCTATCATATGAAGTCGGGTTTCAAAGGAAAAGCGCCATCGGTCCAGTCACGAAGTTGCTGCCGATACGACAGAAGTTGTCCGTACTGAGACTCCGTCAGTGACGTAGGAACCTTGAGATCCACCTGATCCCGGTGCCGAATGGAGTACCAATCCGTTGATGCCAGCAGTTGAACCCTATTGTCTAATCTCGATTGAGTAATTGCTGAAGGGTCGTCAACAAGTGCACCATCAACCACCATTTTGCCAATAATACTGTGGACGTCCATAGCAAAAAGCCGTCCTTGCCCCTCCGGTATTTCTTCGTCAAAGTATTCTGGACGTAAGGTTTCAACGCTTGAAACAGATCGAATTGTTGCGCCTGTTAAAAGATCGTAGTAAATAAGGCTGTTCATGAAACAATCTCAAAGATATTAAATCTTGGCATACCCATAGATCCACCACCGGATTGCATGTGGACTTTTAGATAAACATAAGGTTGATTGATGGTCTGGTAAAAAGAAGTTGATCCAGAAAAGAATCTTGACTCAATTGCCGCCCCACTTTTATTATACGCTACCCAAAGTACATTATTAGCGCCATCTCTAACCTCTATGTTATATGTACTTAACGACGTTTGGCAATCAAGGGTTAATAGAATATTAGTTGTTTGCCCCACGTTAGCTTTATAAATATATGGCCCCATGGTTTCTTCATACAAAGTCGCATAGGTATACGATGATGATTCAAATTTATCCGAAGCGCCATAGGCGTGACTTGCTATATTGGACGGCTTTCTAACAAGCACCGTGTTGAATACAGCGCTTCCATACTTGTTGATGCACCACCCATTTTGGCCTGAATTAGCGTTTGGGAAATCTACGCTGCCGTCATAATTGCTGGAATATAAGTTGCTTCTCCAAATACCACTATTGAATACAGCGTCCCCGTTTCCATTGATAAGAAACCCAGTAGTGGAAGTGTAGTTTAATGACCTAATTGCGCCGTTAGGACCATCCAGGGTAATTAGCGCAGAATTGATCGTCCCCGATGCGAGTTTATCCGCGATCAGTGTGCCGTTGACGATGACATTTCCGTTGAGCCGGATATTGGTTCCAATCCATTCGCCGGGGTAACTGGCTGCGGACGTACAGGAGTATGAGCTTCCACTGCTGTCGATAACCCAGTCGCCAATGACCGGGTTGGTTCCTGCAAGAGAGACGATAGCGTTCCACGCCGACCCGGCACCGAATAAGCCTGACAATGTTGTGAAAACACCTCCTCGAATCCCATTGACGGAACGGACCAGTGTCAGCTCGTCAGACAAATTATCCGCAGCAGAATACGCTCTCCACATCATGAAGCTGTAGTTGCTGGGGAAATAGCCGCCACTGTTGGTGTAACTCCAAATGGTGTTTGAGCCGTAGTCATTCCATGCGCCATAATTGCTGCCAGCGGAACGATATTGCAATACTGGCGTTCCCGTAAGGCCCGACGACGTGATCGTAAAGGTAATCGTTTGGGGGGTGTAATTCCCGCTGCTATCCTGGGCGACCACCACCGATGTTGCTCCAAGCCGAAGAACTTTTCCGTCTACGCCTTGTTTTGCTTTGCTGACGGTAAAAATCCTATCAATCGTCACGGAGCCTTTGCTTGCCCGGACAGTGATATTTGCAACGTCCGAGGTCATCGCGTGGGCGTCGTCGAGAGATATGCTTTGGCCGGATACATTAGGGGCGTTACAACCCGTGTAACTTGGGGTACTGAACTGCCATCCTTCCGCGCTCGATACGTCCGTTGCTCCTCGATACACTTTGGCTATGGTTGTAGCCCCTTGGTAGGACGCGACATTTCCTTTTGAATCCGCCGATAAAAGCTGCGCCTCGTTGGATAGGTAAAGCCACAGTGCGTCAGACCCTTCCTGAACTTTCGCCAGTGTGACAGAGTCCGTATAGGTGACCGAGTTATAAACCGCCGTTGCTTTGAAAGTGACGACGCTGGTCGCCATACCCGCTGGGTCGATAGTTAATTGAAGCCCTGCCGTCGAAAGAGATCCTGTGTAACTGCCACTGGTGACGGACCACGAAATGGCGGGTGCGGATGAACCAAGACCTTGAGCTGTCGCCGTCAAAACAATTGAAGCTGGAGTAATCGTTGTCGCTGGAGCTTTAGGTACGACAAACACTTCCGCAGAAGGGGTCAGGGTCAAATTGCGAATCTGACTGTTGTTAATCTTTCCAGCTTCAATGATCGGTACACCCCACTCGTCATAGAGTCCGAAGGAGCCGCCGTACAGTCTCAAGTTAGAAGCCTTATCGAGCCGCCATCCATTAAAAGGATAAGTCGTAGGGCCATTCGATGCTGCCCATGAATAAGACTTTAGGTCCCCATAAATTTGGGCATCGCCGATAAATCCTTGTTGGATATTGGCCGACTTCATGTAGACGCCGGGTTGGATCGTCAGGGTTTTCCCGCTGCCATCGGGTGCTGTGATTGTCTGCGGCGTGGTATAGACGATGAAAGGAATATTCGTGTCACTTGTTGACGCCCAAGTCCAGGTGCCACCGGCTGCTTTACATTCTGCCTGGGTGGTCTTTCCCGCAATCGAGCAAGTGCCTTTATAAGTCTCTGGGTTACCTACAGCAAATCGATCTGCTCGGACAAAGAAATCTGAGATGTTCCCGTCATTGTAGAGTCCAAATCCTGAGACCAGCCCCCGCACGTCCGTCTTGACCATATACTGAGCAGCAAGGCCAGTGGGGCCACTGACAATCCCAGAAGTTGTGGAAATAGCGGCTTCGTCTTCGCCGATTTTTTTGCCAAGGTCTTTCCATAGCTGCGTGTTAGCAATTTGTGCCTCAAGGCTAAGAGCTGTTCCTTTGATTCCGGTTTTGGTCTTTGGGTAGTAGTTGCTGAATAGGCCCTCTGAGTCTCGCACTCGAACCCAGAAATACCAAGAAACGCTTAAATCTGGCGGCACATAAACGAACATCGAACCATTGCTTTCGCCTAACTTAGAGGCCGTAGCGATGTCGTTTGTAACGCTTGCCCACACTTCCACTACGTCGAGATCACCGATGTACGGTATGGCCCATTTGACGACGATGTATCCAATCCCGCTTTCAGTCGCCAGATAAGTGGGGTCTGCGGGTGGACCATCCCAAACGGAACCAACTTCGACGGTCAGGGTGTTACTGACTGCGGATTTGTTATTGCTATCGCCTGAGTATTGAGCCACAAAAGAATACGTCCCTTTCGGGAGTTGGGATGTGATAGTTGCCATGCCCTGAGACAATGGAACTAGGTTTATCCCCATAAGGGCGCCGTCTTGCTGGAATGCAATAGTCCCTGTCGGGGCTGTACCCAACACCGTCGCCGTCAAAGTGAATGATTGTTGCGTGAGCGGTTTGATGGGACTGATTGTCAAAACGACAGAGGATTGCCCGCTGGGAGGAGGGGTTGGGCCGCCACCATCGGGAGGAGGATTACCGCCGCCGCCGCCAGGACCTGGATTACCGCCCCCACCAGAAGACGTTGTCGTAGTCGTTGAGAGCTTGGTGACTTTTTCAGAAACGCCCGCTAGTGCGTTGCGAATGTCCTGAAGAAAACCGCGAAGGTTCGGATCTGTAATTCCAGGTGGGACGCCACGAATGCCCATCAGACCTCCTTGATTTCGTCCATGGTGCTTGCGAAAGACACCGTTGCAACCGAAACATCTCCATCAAGTGCCAGCTTATAGGCGGTATACCTCAGCGTGACAGGAATTCTGAAGGGGGTGACATTAGGGAGCGGATACATCCCCTTGGGGGTGACCCCTTCGGCCGTCCCAAAAGTAGCCAGTAGCGTAGTCGAAGCGCCATCCCATCCGTAAAGTTTTAAAGTCAAGGTGGCCGTCTCGTAGACCTCAGACGGAGAAATAAGCTGGGCTACCCCAAAGGTCGAGGGTTTGCCAAGTTCGAATGCTTTACTGACCCAATGATATGGTTTCTTCGTTAAGCCTCTGTTCCACTGCTTGATGTTGCCCGTGCTATCAACGAACTTCAGGGTGTCGGTGTAGAGGTCCGTATAAAAGCCCACGGCTGAAAGGGAGAGATCCGCAAAATCGCCGGTCACCGTGTCAAAGATAAAGGCTTTTCGGGTGCCATCCGTGGCTTTATAAGATCCGACATAACGACCTTCTGCGTGACCCCCGATAATTGTGGTCGGGTTATAAAGCTGCCATTGCGCCCTGGTCAACTTGTCTTGGGTCAGATTTTTAACTTCTGCTCCGTCGATTGCCATTAAGCCTTCAGGTCCTGCGTAGACCCCAAATGTACCCATATCCACAATTGACTGATGCGAGACGCAAGCAGCGGAAATCTGAAGTTTGAGCATCGACCAGGAACTTGGATCGTTTCCGATCATGATGTACGGCATTTGGGAAGTTAAGACAGCTACCCCAGATGCGGTGGCTACGAGGCCCATGATGTCGGCATCGGTCGCAGTTTGATATGCAACTGGATATGCGTATGGGACATATGGGACGGAAGCGTAAATGGTTCTGTCTTTAAACCCGGCAATGACACCATTCGGAGCGGAAATGATCCCTTTAACGCCTTGTGGAGGTGGGTACCATCCGGTCGTTGTCAAAGGTTCGCCAAGCTGCGCGTCGGTCAGTTTGTCGACAAAAATATTGCCGTCGGACTTGAGCTGAATGGTCTGAGTGGTTTGAGTCGGGTCAGTTCTGTAGACCTTGATGATGTTGTATTTGGTGCCGTCCGTGGTGAGAGAATCCGTTGTTACCAGACGGAATGTTCCAGTCTCATCAGTTCTATAAAGGCGAACCTCGATTAGGTCCGTCACGTCGTTCATCGACCAGCCCGAAAGCCCCGAGGTGATTGTGAACGAGTTTGGGCCAAAGGTAACAGGGGATCCTGGGACGACGTCAAAAGGATTAGTCGGAGTCGATGGAGCTGACTCGTCGCCGTAAGCGTTCACATAAGTGATGCAGTAAGCCCGTGATCTAAGGGTATCAATAGCCGCAGCATCGACCCATGTGCCTACCGTTGCGCCGCCGCCAGGATAGCTTGTAATGGTTGATTGAGTTATGTCCGTGCCGTTATCAACTGACACGGTTGTGGCATTGGAAAAGGAATTTGAAGCTGGGGCAAACAGGGAAAACTTTACCGTGGGATCAGCGGTTACAGTCCCAGCAAGAGAATCTGGCGCCGTTGCAGAAAGTCCATCTAGCGAAAAGTTGTTTAGGTCTACAACGGTGACGTTCCATAATTTAGATCCGGCATCCGTTGGGAAATGGTTAGGCCAGCTTTGACCCGCTTTTCGCCTCGATAAAACAACTTGGTCTCCTGTAATGAGACCGTGGCCAGAAAGATTGAATGTGATAGTCGTGGTTCGTACTGCGGTTGCCCCAGATCCCGTTTGTGTCGTCTTTTTTATGACGTCGCAATTTTTCCAAGTCTTTTTGTTACCGGCCAGAGTGATGACAGATAAAGTGTCACCGTCGCCTTGCAAGTTGATATTAGTGATGGTTAGCCCAGATGTTGGGAATCCAGGACATGAAACAATCAGTTTGACGCCTTTATCAAGTGGTGCGGCAAGTGTGGGCGATATTTTTATCGTGGCGTCTGCGTTTGAGCTTATGACTGTGCCTAGGACGTCACCCTGACGAATCTGATAAGTAGGCGGCGAGTAGATATCTGCGGGTTTAGGGACCCCTAAGCGTTTCGAACCGGTGATCGTGCTTGCATTGTTGATGACCGTGAAGTTTCTGTAATCAACGATTCGAACATAATCCGTCGTGTCTGCTGGGACCGAGGCTGTTGGATATTTGCTGTAGTAGCAACGCTGATACTGGTCATTGGCTACGGGAGAGCGAACGATATCCCAATCGCCATTTGCGATGACTTCTTGGGTTTGGGTGTAATCAAAGATAGTGACGCCATTGATGTCGTGATAAGCGGTGGTCGTGTTTCCTGAGTCATCCAAATAACCACGAAGATCACCTGAGCGAAAATCACAATCCGTCGCTTCGCTGGCTTCAGATTCCCCAAGGCGCTGGATAGCAATCCGTTTGTTGAGTCCGGTGAAAGCGGGGACTGTGATTCTCATAAGTTCTTACGCCGTTGAGGTAACTGAAGTGTTGGGTGCAATCGGCCAAGGAATCGTGATAGCTGCGATTTCATCCACCGTTGTGCAAGCTGCAATACGACTAGTCATCGTGCGGCCCCCAGTGGCCTTTTGGGCATGAAGAAGCGCGAAATTTTACTTTTACTTTCATAAAACACAAACATTTAGCACACTGGGTGGTTGGTATTAGATGCTCGCACTTCTTGCAAATATCGTATCGGGCTTGTGCTTCTGGTTGTTTCAAAAACAGGTCAGGTGATTTCATAGTCAGGTACACCATCAGGTAAGCCCGTGTCAGGGTTAACTTTAACCCATGCGTGCAAAGGCTGGCTCCATACGTAAGTGTTACCATCTATAGGGTACGGAATAGGCGGCACCCACTCTGTTGTCTGAGGTTCAAGAACCCAATCGGGGTAAGGCTTAGGCGACAAAAATACATTTAATGTTGCATCATAGCTGTAATCTATTCCAGCATAGCGACCACGGAAGTTGCCGTTATAGCTTGTCTGCTTCCAAATCGTGTCATAGCCGAAAAGATCCTGCAAAAAAGCTACACCTAAAGGCTCAGACTCTGGAAAAATAGTATCGTCTAGCGCCGCATTATTTACAGCAGTTACGTTGATAACAACGTTGTTTTCATTAAGTTGTGCAAAATATGCCATTAGAATTTAATGCTCCCAGCGCCTGTGAATATATAGGTTTTTATACCGCCAGAATTTGTATACGTTGGAGATCCAATTGTAGCCACTGCATCAGCGTAAGAACTTGGATATGAAATAATTACCGCGCCGTTGGCTCCAGTACCGCCATAACCGCCAGAGCACCCATCACCAGTCCCGCCCCCACAACATTTACCGCCTTGACCACCACCACCGCCAGCACCGTATGCGGAACCGCCGCCGCCCGCTACCGAACAACCTCCTGCTCCAGCCGTTCCACCGCCCGAACTGGTATACGGCGAATTTCCTCCTGCGCCACCCGGTTGAGGTGTAGTATCAGTACACTGACCGGACCCAGAGCAAGACCCCGTAGAGCCGTTATTACCACCCGCACCTGCCGTCCCTCCAGAGCCACCGGGACATCCGTTAACACCGCCGCCTCCTGCACCGCCCCCAGCAGCTGGTAGACCGAAAACGGAAGATGATGTTCCAGATGAGCCACCGACACCACTAGCATCGCATCCAGTGCCGGGGGAAGTGCTTCTGGCCCCGCCAGAACCTATGCTGATAGGATATGTAGTTCCTATGGCAATTGCATATGCGCCTGTAGCATATCCACCAGATCCAGCGCCGCCACCTCCGGTCCCAGACGTTCCTCCAACGGCACCAGCACCGCCACCACCACCACCACCGATAATCGCGTAATTAACGGATGACAATCTTCTACCACTACCCAAAAACATTTGAAGTATTCCAGACATTAGGTCAACCCCGATCCAGAAATGATCCACGTTGTTGAGGTCATCTTAAGCGCCGTTGCTGTGCCATATTGAGCCAAGGTCCTACTTCCGGTTGTTCCAGTACCACCTAAATACATCGTATCTGTAGTAATGGCGATTGTCATTGCATTCGTAGACATATTAACAAACGTGACCGCAGTACCAATTGGAAACGCAACAGTACCGTTGGCCGGAATTGTCATCGTCGTCGCCGCCTGAGCAGCAGCCATATAAATATGCTTACCGGAATCTGCCAGTACCAGTGTATATGCTGATGTTTGCGCGTTTTGCGGAATGTTTAAATACCCAACACTCGCAGACGCTGGAGGGAACGTCATTGTTGTTGAATCAGTACCCGCTAAAGTAATGCTGTTACTAGCAGTTAAAGTCTTGCCATCAGCGATAGTTAGAGTTGACCCTGTTGCTGGGGCCGTTAATGTGACTTTGTTGACCGTAGTGGCTGAAGCCACACCTAAAGTTGGTGTTACTAATGTTGGACTCGTTGCGAAAACTGCCGATCCAGATCCAGTCTTATCAGTTAATGCCGATGCAAGATTCGCACTCGATGGCGTTCCTAAGAAAGTCGCTACTCCTGTCGCAAGACCAGATACACCAGAAGAGATTGGAAGGCCAGTACATGAAGTCAGCGTACCGCTTTGTGGAGTACCAAGAATCGGAGTGACTAGCGTTGGCGAGGTAGCAAAAACAGCAGAGCCTGATCCTGTCTCATCCGTAAGCGCCGCTGCTAAATTTGCACTTGTTGGAGCCGCTAGAAAAGTTGATACGTTTGTTCCTAAGCCGCTTGTGTAAAAAACAGTACCGCCAGCACCAAACGCGACAGAACTTGCATCCGTACCAGTGAAAGTTAAGGTATTACTCGCTGTCAGCGTTTTCCCATCTGCAATCGTTAGCGTTGATCCAGTAGCAGGAGCAGTCAGCGTGACTTTATTAACCGTGGTTGCAGAGGCAACACCAAGCGTAGGAGTGGTAAATGATGGGCTAGTCGCAAAAACTGCAAATCCCGTACCTGTTTTATCAGCAAGAGCGGATACGAGGTTTGCACTGGTTGGTGTTATTAGAAAAGTTGATACATTAACACCAAGGCCGGATACGCCAGTGCTAATTGGAAGGCCAGTACAGCTAGTCAAAGTACCTGAACTTGGAGTGCCTAACGCACCCCCAGAAAAAACAACCGTACCGCCAGTGCCAAAAGCGACAGAACTCGCATCCGTACCAGTTAAGGTTAATGTATTACTCGCTGTCAGCGTTTTCCCGTCTGCAATCGTTAGCGTTGAGCCAGTAGCCGGAGCAGTCAGAGTGACTTTATTAACCGTAGTTGCAGAGGCAACACCAAGCGTAGGAGTGGTAAATGATGGGCTAGTCGCAAAAACGGCAGAACCAGAGCCAGTTTCATCCGTTAATGACGCGGCAAGATTTGCGCTAGTATCTGAAATGCCATACCCAGAAAACGTTGTGGGATTAGTACCGCCAGTGATAAGCCCTTTTGCGTTCACAGCGACAGATTTATAAGTCCCTGCGGTAGCGCCTGAATTGGCGAGGGTCACTGCAATCGTCGTGCTTCCTAAGCCTGTAGCGTCACCCGTTACAGAGATGGTCTGATTCCCGGTGATGTAAGTGCTGGTGTCTAAAGACCAGGTGTTTGCCGCCGTTTTCTTTGCAAAACCAGATGTCCCTGAAAGTGCCGCAATCGCATCCAGGTCGGCGTCCCATGCTTGGACGTTTGTGCCGATGGCAACGCCTAGATTGGTTCTTGCGGTCACCGCGTTATTAAGATCAGACAGGTTCGACGCGATTTTGAGCTGCGCGTCATTGGAGACATTCCCGATCTGAAGGTCGGTTTTCGTTAAAGAAACGGACCCGGTATAGCCATTTACACTTAGGACCGGGGCTGTCGGATAACCTAAAGCAGTCCAGCCTCCTGAGGTTGAGGGGGATCCCGTCACGAGGTGGACCTTGCCATCATCTGAACGGAGACACCAGTCACCCGATTGTGGGGCAGAAACGCCATCGGCAGGATCCTTGAGGGCCAGCATTGCGGTTTGATTAGCGGCTGTCCCCAAATATTGGACGATCGCTAAATCGGGGATGACGGCATCACTGAGCTTCCCAGAAGCATTCAGTCCGGCGTAACCGTTCGCTTGATCTTTTCCAGAAGTACCTTGCTTCCCATCTAGCTGATTCTGGATCGCTGATGTCACCCCAGTAAGGTAACCCAGTTCTGTCGAAGAGGTTCCCGAGACAACCACTTTTCCGGTGGTATCAGAAGCAAGCGCTTTACTGGCAGTGAGATTAGCCGATGTGATGGTGGAGGCCGCGCCCGATATCGTCCCCTGGGCATCCGTGATGCCGTAACCAGAAAGAGTTGTAGGCTTGCTGGACACACTAGAGAAAGCGGGGGCAATGACCACCGGGGTTCCGGTATTAGTTATGCGGCCTTTCGCATCAATACTGATCGGGGTGTGCAGGGTCGCGGAATTGTTGATGGTTCCAGCCGAAACCCCAGAGTCGGCGAGGCCGATGGTCCGATCCGCATTAAGAGATCCACCTCCGACAAGCTCGCCCGTTGTCGTCCCGACGACGCGAGTGGCTTCAACTTTGTCGCCATTGAGGTTCGTGAAATTTGCATCGAGTTCTGTAATGGTCAGCGCGGAGCCTTTTCCGCTCCGAGTAACAATCTGTGTCATAACGGTGGCTCCGCGTGGCTATTCATTAGGAGATGGTCAGATCCCAGGTGATCGACAATGAGTCTGACGCGCCTTTATTTACTACGCTGAAAGATGTATGACAGAGGATCGTGCCACCAGAAACATTGTTGAAGATGCCCGCTTCAGTAACCGCACCCGTACCCGTACCGGATGGGAAAGTCGCGATGTACTCGATCATCGAAGCCGTCACTGCTGAACTCGTTAAAGCAACGCGGCCCAGCTCACTGCCGAGGGTGGTATCACCGACAACAGGCGTAGCGGTTGAAGAACCGATGGCCATATGACTCATTTCGTTGGGCTGACCGGTTGTCTTCATTCGCGAAGCAATCCAGTTTTTCCCGACCGTGACAACCAAATTAGGAATGGTTTTTTCTTCCTTAATGTTGCCTTCGGCGTCGCGCAAAACGATCGCCAATTGGCCGGTCGCGTTGACGTTTTCTTGGATGCCGCTGGTCGGCTCGTTAGGGGTTTCGTTCGTCATCAGATTGTCCTCTATGGCGTGTGTCGTAAAGAATCCCCGACGGCAAGACCACCGGAGACGTAATCAGAAATTGCAAAATAGTCTGGGTCGGCGTAAAAGCCGCCTTCTACAATGAACATTGAGTGTCTTTTGAAGATACTGTCGGCTGCTGTTTTTGTATCTGCGAAACTTTTTGTCGAAGTAAAATTGATCTGCTCAGAAACTGAGGCGGCTTCGGCGAAGGTTCTCGCGAAAGAAAATAGAAGTTTGGACAGTTCTGTCGTGAAGGCGGTTTCAGTTATTGCCTTTGCTGGGGACAGTCTTAATGTGTCCCCCGCCGCAGGAGTCGGTGCAAAATATCCGTCGACCCAATAACCGTCTGCGACGTAAGGGCCGCTTTCGATAATCGTTCGATTGATAATAGAAGATCGTGTTAGTGATTCACTTTGAGTCGTCGAGTCTGCGAAAGGTTTGCTGATGGACTTGCCAAAAAATTCAGGACTGATTGACGCTGTTTCAGTCGCCGATTTAGTAACGGCCCGCGCAAGAACTTCAGTCAGAGACGCGTTATCAAACTGCGGCTTGCTTGTTTTTCTGAATGAAGCGTCTGAAGTTGTTGAAGTCTCGGCAAGCGTTCTTGCATAAGTCCATACCGCCGAAAGCGAATCAACCGTTTGGGCAAGGTCTGCAAAAGACGAAATCCACTTTAGGCATGGAAGGTCAACGACCGTTCCCGAGTCAATAAGTGCTTTAGAGGGTGCGAATGATTTGAATTCGGACGTTTTTACTGAGTCTGCTAGACCTTTTCCCGCCTGAAGCGAAAGAACGTCCAATGTTGCGGATAAATCGGCGAATGCTTTACCGGGTGTGAGGGAGGCCGTGTCGGTGAACGTGCCGATGGATTCGACCAGCGCTTTTGCCACACTGAATTTTGGCAGACCCATCTCAGACGCCGCAATCCCATCGGCCAAATGGCGTAAAAACGATGAGATCAGAGTGACAGAATCTGAAAGCCCAACAGCGTCCTGGTAGAAAAGATAAGCCCCGCGATCTGCAACGCGGGCCATCAAACGCAAAGCGGTGGCGTAAGCGCTGAGTTTTAAGGGTGCTACACCAGAAACCCCGATTTGCATTAGAACTGCTCCCTCACGCTGAATTTTAGCTTGTCGAATGCCGTCTGAATTTGCCCGTTGGTAAAAGTGATTTCCACCTCGCCTTCATAACTCCCGGCGGTATCAAGGGATGCTGCACCCCAAGTAAACTGAACTCGTCCGCCGCGTCCGTCTGAAAGGTTGTATGGAGATTCAAGGTTGATGTTCCCGGAACCATCATCAAACCCAACCATCAGAACACCAGTAAGTGTGTCCTTAAGCGTTGCGGCGCCTGACGCCCGAAATTTCATCACTACGGTGGATCCGCGAAGATCGAGCGGGCCAGAGCCATCATCCTTTGATATTTGGACGATAACGCTTGGGAGGTTGTCGCCTTGAACCAGCTTGATGCGGTCAACCATGGGTTATCCCGCTGCTACTTGTTTTGTGCCACCGACGTTTTGAACATTCGGGCTGACTGCGACGGATACCGTGCCGCCGGTCTTGAGGCTGTTCAGAAATTGGTTGTAATGCGCGATTGCTCGGTCTGCATTACCGGCGTACTCAGAGTCCTTGCTGAACGCTCTGTAGCAGATGTAATCAACCATAGCGCCACCATAAAGTTCTTCGTAGGCCGAAAGCGTCGAAGATGTGGAATAGTCCACTGGGGCAGACTGGTAGACCATATCAACCGATGCGCCCGAAGAGGCGGGCGGGTATACCCAAAAAGTCGATGGGTTTCTTTCGTCCGTCATAAAATGCTTAATCGTGGTGGACGATGCCATCTGATGCCAGCTTGGGTTCTGTTGGTCAAGAAACCCTCGTTGGGTAACTGTGATTGCTGGGCCGCTCGTATTTCTTGGGACGTCCATCAAACGAAGCCCCCCGGATGGGAGAGTCTGTTTGGCCCCAGCAATCAGTGCTTGGGCCGCCATCATTGAGTAAATGTCGGGGCGAACTACAGCCAACTCGCGGCGGCAATCGTTCAACCAGTTCGTCAATTCAGTCGTGGGCCACCTTACATTGGTAAGGTCTTGGATAATCATCGATGATCGATCAATGATGTTTTGTGCCGTCAAAGACATCGCGGTCTCCTAATTAAATTGCGCGTAAATCGTTGCGGGTGTGTAGGCCGCCATCACCTTGGCGCGAGTTTTGTTGGCTCCGCGCATAAAACATTGACGCTTGTAGAGCGCCGCATTCGCGTCTGACCAAGGGGCCCCATGTTGCCCAAAGAGTCTCGCCAAAGCGCCGTCTGCGACGGTTTCAACATAGCGTTCGTAGAGTCTGTCATCCCAATCCGTGTCAGATCGAGAAGGCCGAGTGGAGATCGTTATCGTCCCCGTCTCAGAAATATCAGGGGTGGGGTATAGTCGAACCTGGTCCTCGAAGTCGCCGAGGTAATTTTTCGGGGTCCCCGTATCGTCTTGCCATGCTTCGCCTCGAGCATTGGTTAGAGCGTCGATATAGACCGGGGGAAGAACCCGAGTATTAAGCGTTAGGCCCAGCACCATCCCTGGTATGCCGCTGTCAGATATGACCTCATAGGCCGCTTTGCCAACTCTGCTCGTGAACTTCGCCCGCTCGACGAATGCCTGGGTGATCTCGCAAAACTCAATGGCCGCATCACACAGGGCCCGTTCAATAACGGGGTCAGGGCATCCGGCGACCGAAGGCCGCACCCAGGGTGAAAAAGCGGACCAGAGCGCCATTAGAGGACGTCGATGTTAAATGCCGTGTTCAGCTCGTCGACGGTAGTGACGGGCTTGGCTCTTTTAGCTTTCTGGCCGAGGGGTTCGATAGATTCCGCTATTTCTTCTGGGGTCGGAGGTTCTGGTTCAAGATCCAAAGCCTCAAAAATGCTGGCGTCATAGACGACGCTGTCAAAATGGAAAAGGACACTTTCGCCCTTCTTTTTCATCATTTTTACGGTTGCCATAAAAGTTCCTTAAAGTCGGGGGCAGGATCACTACCCCCTATTATACCGTTAACTTGTCAACGTATCAGAAGTAAACAACGGAAGCCGCCATTGCTTCAGGCTTAACAACTTTATAACCATACACGTTCAGGCCGCGGATCAGAGAACCGAAGTCATTCGGGTTCATCATGTTCTCTACTTTCGCAATCTGGGACGCGAAGCAAAGAGCAGACTTGTGGCCCGCAAGGATGTAGGTCAAGCTCTGCGTACCTTCGGTAACGGTCTTGAGCTGATTGGAAACGTAGACGCTCCATCGGTCGATCTGACCGAATTTGCCGTTACGGTAAAGCGCCTCGTCCTGACCCTGGAGCAACGCAATAGACTGGGCAGACTGCGCAAGCTTAGTGCGGAAGAGGGGCGGAACCAAGAGCCAACGATCAGATTCAGGAATGTTCGCTTCGTCCATAACCGCAGAAAGGCGAGTAATCAAGTCGAACACGTTACATTCGCCAGAATTGGCGGTGCCAGAAACGAGCTTCAGCGCGTTTGAGCCGTTGGTGCCACCGGCGGCACCGAGGTTAACCTGGGAAGAGCGAACGCCCGCCCTAAGACCCTGGTTACCAGTAGAAGCAGATGGGCTGTTGTAAAGAGAGGTGCTACCGGCAGACAGTGCGCTGGTATAGATGTTCTGAAGAACATTTGCGTCGATGGCGACCTTCAACTGCTGCGCTGCGGCATCAGCAAATTCAGACATGTAGTCTGCTTTGGTCTGATACTTTTCAACGTCATTGACTTGGTACGAAAAGCTCTTAGCCTTGTCGATAACCAGCTCAACCTTCTGGATGTCTGGGCGTTCGTAGGTGAGGGTCTGGCCGATTGCATAATCACCGATAGTGATCGTGGGGGAGTTCATGATAAGAACTTTGTCGCCCATGCCACTGATTTCACCAGAGAAATCGTTGTTGGCAATCTCACCAAAAACCGTCTGCGCGTAGAAGCGTTTGTTGATTTTGGAGGACCAAAGGGTAGGGATGAAACGTAAAGTGCCATCGGCAAGAGTGCCGAGTTTGGTGGTGCTATTCGCACCAATGCCTGAATCGTATGCGTTTGCCATGATGTGCCTCTAATATGTTTAAGCGTCGATAACGCGGTTTTCTTCGTACGCCAGGGTCATTTCCTTTTCGAGTGCCTCGTTTTCTGTCGCCGAAAGCCGGCGTCCGTAGGAAACTGAAAGGAGCTCGGCGGCTTCGCGCTGTGTGTAAATCCTTTTCGTAGGTGTGGAACCTGTGGATCCGCCTTGTCCCCGAGGGGAAATCTGTTCTTGCATAGCTCGGCTGGGTGCCATCGGTGGGGGTGTCTGTACACGCTGACTTGTCAACATATAAGAACTAAAGATTCCCGCAACGCGATTCACATCCTGTTCCTTACTAGCAAAATCCAAGGCAGCTTGCCGGGTCGCACCGACGATGGGGTCGTACTCATTGAGCCAATCAAGCCAACCCTGTTCGTTGTTAATGTCATTCCAGTTTGGTACGCGCCCTTCAAGTTGAGATAAGAAACGATCTCGGCTTGTTTCCTGTTCTCGAACTTCTAACCGGGCCAACCGTTGCCTTGAGTCCGCCGCTTCTAACTTCACTTGTCGTTCAGCTACGTCAGTTGCGATTCCCAATATTCCATCGACGAGATCATCCCCGAACTCCTTGCGAAATCCCTCTAGGGATTTGTTTTCGAGCGCACTGGGTGCTTCGAGGTCGCTTGGCGGGGGTGATTCTAGTCTTTGCACCAGTTGGTTCCGGTCCTCCGTCAGCTCACGGACTTGTCCATAAAGCCTCGGGACTTCAGCGTCATACTTCGTCTGGAGAACTCGATACTTGTGCTCCCAGGTTTTGTCGGCTTGCGGCTCAATGGGCTGAACTTCTTGGAGGGCTTCGTCACCTTTGGAAGGCATTTCTTCCAAGGCTTGAGATTCCGGGGCTTCTACAGGCTGGGCCTGTTCCGCCAGTTCACGCTCAAAAGCTTCTGCTTCGTCGACTTCTTTCTGAATACTTCTTGGGAGCTTTGCCATGGTTACCTCTACGAGCCGACTTTACGGTCTTCGTAATCAATGCGAGCCGACTCTACGGTCTTCGCGGTTTCAAAAGATCCAACAGAGAACCCAGTGTCAAAGCGACACCCTGCAATCTGCGGAGAATCAAGTCGTCGGGAGCCCGAGCCAACAGTTCGAGCGTGTATTGCTTCTCAGCCTCCATGTACTCAACCAAAGCCGCGCCCTGGTCTAAATTCTTGAAGGAGGAGCACTGTTCGCGCAGCCTGTCACTGGGGGGTCTCAACATAAAAATCAATTACTTAGCTGTGATGCGTTCATTATCACGAACTAAAATAAAATTTCAACTGTTATCTTGTTAACGTTTTGTGTTACCGTTAGCCCGAGGATCTCCTCCTCTTGTTGTTCTCTCCTTTTGCCCTCAATCGAGCCCCCGCTCTTGGGGGCATTTTTTTATCGGCCCCATTTTGCTAAATAGTTCCTGAGTTTTTCGGCTAAAGATGAGCTGTCGTCGACATTACCCGCCGCGAGATTGCATCGTCCGCATAACAAATCCCGAACTTGCCCCGTGTCGTGGTCGTGATCCACGCAGATCCTTCTGGAGTGTTTCCCTTCAAGGATCATGTCCCGAAAACAGCACGCGCATTTGCCGTCTTGGTTGAGGACTTTCAACTCGAACTGCTCGAGGGTAAGCCCATATAATTTAAGTAGTTTTTTTCTCCGACTAATGGGCCTTGCACACGTTTTACAGGCGTAATGGAGCCCGCACCCTCTCCTCGACGCCTTGTGATACTCCCAACGAGGTTTCCATCCCCGACAGAGACTGCATTGGTACTCCCCTTCGAGATTCGGCAATCTTTTTTGGGCGTTCATCCGTGAACGTGTCAGCGTCTAGTCATAAAACGGGCTTAAGCCCTGGACTCGCCTTTGGGCGGCCCAGTCGTCTGACTTTCTGAGAATGTTTGATGTGAGTGCGTTGTTTACAGTGGGACCGGGTTCCCTATGAAGGTCGGGGGTCGTCGTCAAATATTGAAGTTCGTCGTGCGTTAGTGTGGGCACAACCAAAGGCTGTTCGCGGTCAGAGAGAGAACCACTAATCCCATACTCGGTCATAACACCGTGTCCGGACTGAAGCGGCCCAAGCCACCCCAACCCTTTGGGCCCATCTCTCTGGTCATAACGAGGGCCGAACTGAGTAGTGTCGTAGCTCCCAGGGGTAGGGCGTAAATCTTTGAGGTCCGGTCGATATGCCGCAGTTTCCGGGAACGCTTGAGCCTCTATAAGAGATGGGGCGGGACTGAATCGCTGTTGCATCCACTCATTAACGCGCCCCTGCCAGTCTTTTTTTGCGGCCATTACTGACTCCTTGGCATCTGGTCAAACTGACTGACAGCGGGACGACCGCCTTGTTTTGCTAGTGAAGGGTCCATGCCAGGTGTCGTTTGAGCGGGGGCTGGCGGCGTTTCTCCTTGAGCCGCCATGGTTTGCTGCGCCATCATCGTTTGTTGAGCCCGTTGTTCTGCAACTAAGACGTCTGGGTCTTTCACGATCAGGTCTGGGTCCATCCCCAAAGCCTTGGCTTGCTCTGAGAGAATGTAAGCGCGGCCTGGAAGTCCGACGATTTGGCTGTCAATCGGATTAGCCGTTGCGACCAAGAACTCGTTCCTTCTGAGCGCCAGGGTGTCCCGCTGCATCACGGCGTCAGTACCCGTCGTTATGATGTTAATGTCCCCGGAAATCTGCGGGTCGTGAACGTGGTAAAGGAGGTGCGTGTGGAGGCGCTGCAAAATGCTTTCGACCATGTCGTCGACGTTATGGACGACGGCTTTCATGAGTTTGCTGGCGTTGCCAAGCATCATCGATAAGCCCGACGCTGTTCGACCCGCACCCCCCATCGCTTCCCCAGTTAGGTATTTGGGCAACCCAGAATATTCATCCGCAAGGTTCGAGAACTTCTCATAGACCGCCATCAATTCATTGGCGACGGAGGGGGGCACAAAGAAATCAACCGGCGGGGCCGTCGACCCAATCGGATCAGACACCATCTGCCAGATTTTCCATGGGTGCATCGAGGTGATCTTCTGGCCCTCTGGGAGACGCTCTACGTTGATAACTACTTGCGGGCCTGAGCACATGCCCATGTTATTGACTAACGCCCTTGCAGAGGCGTTACAGACGTCTTGCACGTCACGAATGAGGTCGGGTATCCCCTGGCCCCAGAACCGCCCTGGGATTCTTTCAAAGCTCGCCATGCTGTAGGGGATTTCGCCCAGTGGGTCATGGTTCAAAACCGCTTTGATGATGTAGTTATCAATCAGCCAGACATTCGCGGCATATTCAAGGTCCGGATCTTGTATCTGTTCTTCAGACATCCCCCATTCCAAAAGGAACCGACCTGGGATGTTGTCCCAGATTTCGAGGGCGTCAATGAGGCGGTTCTTCCAGGTGGTCGAATAAAACCGATCATCCGAGGCGGTTGCGCCCATCGAATAGTCTTCGCCATCTGGCCCCATCATCAGCCAGTTAGAAACAGCCCCGTTGTCATACTTTTTGAGGCATTCTCGAATGGCGTTATCTGAATAACCAGGAACGCCCAAAAGGTCTGTCAGTGAAGAGCGCGTCAGGCGATGACGGTGAATGAGGTAGCCTGATTTCAAATCGTAACTGTAAGGGGCTGGGAACATGTCAAAAGGCGAAACCCGTTCGAATTCAGCAACCAGCTCCTCTGAAATATCAGCACCCCAGCCGCCCGTGGGGGCCTCCACCCATTTCAGTTTGGTCTTTTTGCGGACCACTGGCCCACGAAGGAACGCGTTCTTAAAAGTGACGAGGTCGTCCAGGACCAGGTCTAGGGCGTCAGTGAACCCACCCTCAATCAATACGTCTTCCATGCGGGCTTCGGTGATTTCAGCATCGCGCCGCGCGGTTTCCCTAACGTCCTGAAGGAGTTCAAATCTGATCTTCTCAGAGATCTCCGCCATCTCATCTGGGCTTGGGGGGGCCCCCAGCATTTGGAATAGCGTCTGGATCTGGGTCTGCGCGTGCTGCTGCGCGAGTGAAGTTTCCTGAGCATTCAATGTGGGAATGGGTGTGGGCTTGATCCCCCAAGGCTTGTCGTTGCCATTGCCCAGCATTGCATCACGCAACCAAGCGGCGGCTGCGCGGCATTTAACCCCAGTGATGCCCATCCAAATTTCAGAGCCCCCAACAGATTTAATCTCTTGGAGTTTGTCGTCATCATACCGGCCGCGACGACGGCGCAGCCCAGACCGCATCTCCCTAGCCACGGGACGCTTGGCATCCTTGGCTTCTTGCCAACGGGACCTAACATAACTCACCAAACCCTGGATGGGCGCGGCTGCCTGTTCCTCTGCCAGTTTCCTGTCCCGAAGATTCGCCTCTTCCTGCTGTAAGTCCTTGGCCGACTTGATCTGGATCGTGCCCGCATCGGGAAGATGGAAACCGGAGGAGTTGGGTGTCATAAAGTTCGGCCTAAGATGTTGACTAGGTAACACGTTGTATTATATGCGAAAGAAAACTTCAATGGAGATCCTATGAATTCTTTCCCGACTTATAACCCAGAGCTCGTTGACAAAGAGCTTGCCGATGAAACCCACCAAAAACTTAAATTTAAGTCCCTCATCCAGCTCGATATCCTGAGGGAGGAGATTTTTCTGAATGTGATGGAGCCGAGTGCATCGATAAAAGAGAAACTGGCCCTCGCAGAACACTTAGTAAAGAGCACGTTATTGGAGGCCGAGGCGAAGAAAGCCGCAGAAGTTCCCCAAACATTTAATTTTGGTTTTAATTTCCAGTCCCCCAGCGGCGAAGTAAAGACGGTCGGGTCCGTTATCGAAGGGTCTTCCGAGGCCGTCCAGGTGCAACCCCCAAAAGTAAAGCTACAAGAACCCGCGCTCGTGCTCTACGAATCTAGTTTTTTAGGAGAATAACGTGGTCCCAACCGTAAAACTGTCCCCGACCATGGAAGAATTCTCAGATTCCAAAGCCTACGTCCGCCTGATTGTTGGGGCTATCGGATCTGGTAAATCAGTCATCAGCCTCCTGACCCTTTTCAGATGGGCCTGTGAGCAAGCCCCCAACCGTATGGGAGAGAGGAAGACCCGGTTCCTCATCATCCGCAATACCGACGGTCAGCTTCGGCAGACCACGCTGAAAACATTTCTGGACTGGTTCACCCCAGACGTCCTGACTTATAAGATTTCAGAGAAAACGGGGCACCTCACGTTGCCACTCAAAGATGGGTCCACTGTCAAAAGCGAATTCCTGTTTATCGCACTCGATGGGCCAGAAGACATCAGGAAGGCCCTGTCGCTTGAATGTACGGGCATTTTTATCAATGAGAGCCGGGAGGTCAACGGCGAGGTTATCGACGCTCTACTGACCCGTACGGACCGTTACCCGAGCAAGAAGGATGGGGGAGCTACGCGAGCTGGGGGAATCCTCGACTCAAACTACCCGACCATCGACACTTACCTCCACGAAAAGATGGAGCTCCCCCCAAGGAACTGGTCCGTCCACCGCCAGCCACCCGCCATGATTACGCTCGAGGAATACATCCAAGAATACGCCGAGGACCCCGACGAAGATCAGACCGCCCTTGGGGGGGATGGGACGATGTACTGCGTTAACCCCAAAGCCGACAACCTGGATAATTTGTCCAGACAGTATTACCCAATGGCGTGCGAGGGCAAATCGCAGGATCACATCTCCGTTTTCCTGTTGTGCAAATACGGACGGTCCCTGAGCGGGCTCCCTGTGTATGACAAGACTTATCTCGATGACTTCCACCTCACCAAAGACAAACCACTGGTGGTCCGTTCAGACAGCTACCCCATCATCATCGGAGTGGACCAAGGTAGAACACCCGCTGCGGTATTCGGGCAGCTCGACGTCCGGGGGCGGCTGATGATTCTCTCTGAAGTGGTGGGGAAAAATATGGGCATGGAAACTTTCCTCGCAACAATGCTGCGACCCCATATCAATCAACACTACGCGGGACTCAGTTTTGTCATGGCCCCCGACCCAGCCTCCTGGCAACGCTCCCAGGTGAATGAAATCAGTCCGGCAGAGGTGCTAAAGAGGGCAGGGTTCAAATTGGTCCGTCCAGCGACCAACAAACCAGAATTAAGAATCCAAGCCGTCGAACGGTTCCTTGGGCGGCACATCGATGGGAAAGCAGCCCTCCAAGTGGACCCCACCTGTACGGAATTGGTGAAAGGCTTTCGCTATGGCTACCGATTCAAACTAAAGCGTGACAATACGATGGATGCCTCCCCAGACAAAAATGAGTTTTCCCACATCCACGACGCGCTTCAGTATCTTTGCCTGATTGCCGAGGGCGGACACAGCGGTTGGGGGATGCGGCGGTTTGACCCTCAGATTCAGGTGCTCAGTGCGGCGGGGTGGACCTGAGTTCGCAGACCGGAAATTGTGATGGTGTGTTGACCTTTTAGTAAAATTGACCCCGATATATAAGCAACCTCTAAGGGGGGACCCACCCCCTCTGCCTCATGGTCCACCAC